CGTCGCTTCCGCAATGGGCATCCCGGTAAAGAACTCCTTGTCCATGCCGCTGGCGCGTGCCGCCATAAGGCAGCAGTACAGGTAGTCCAGCGCCGGTTCTGCGGCCACATGGCCCGCAGCGGCAAGCTCGTTCTCCGCATGGGCCATATCCAGCACAGTCAACTCCGCTGCGCCGCTCATGTCCACTTCCTTGTAGGTCTTGCCCTTGTAGGTGTACGGCGCTTTCAGCTTCAGCACCGTGCCTTTGTCCTCGTCGGCGTCGCTCGTCATAAACTCGGTAAAGGCACCGCGCACCTTGCAGGCCGCGCCCACCGGCAGCAGTTCAAAAAATTCAATGGGCAGTCCCGCCGCCTTGGCGCACAGTCTTGCAATGTAGGCCGTGCTTCTCTCCGGCAGGATCACCGCGCCCGGCTGGCCCGTCAGTGCCAGCTGTGCGTCAATGGCATCCTGCACCGTCAGCTTGTCAAGGCCGTTCAAGTCAATTTCGCCGTACTCCGTGCCCTCAAACACATAGGGCTTTGCCAGTTTGATAGTGTCCATCGTTTTTGTCCTTTCTGCTCAAAAAAGCCGCCCATTCCTGGGCGGCTTTCTTATGTATCTATAACCACCCCGCGCACCTCACGCGGGGCACCTAAACCCACCCACACAAAATCCGTCTTAGGTCAGCGCGGCAATACCGGCCAGCATATCGCTGCCGTTCACCTTGTACACGCCGTTCAGCTTGTCCACCTCAACGACCTGCTCACCATCCACCTCGATCATGTAGTAGGTCAGTTCCAGCGTGGTTTCGGCGTCCATGGCGTCGCCCTTCTTCACGGTGCCGGGGTTAAATTCCTTCACGCGCCCGCCCATCACAATGCGCAGGCCCTTAAAGGCATAGCCGCCGGTCTTGTCGTACACCTGCTGGGCCGCACGCAGCGTCAGGTTTACGGTGTTCAGCGGGTTCATCAGATCCGTTGCGCTGGAATACAGCGTGTTGAATTTCAGCTTGGCTTCCAGGCTTTCAAACTGCCCAATGGTCGGGCTGTCGATCTCGCCGCCAACGCCAACACCCTCAATGGTGCTGGTTTTCATCTTGATGCTGGGCAGCTCCACCTCGGCGGCAAGGCCGATCATCTTGTTACCGTCCTGGTAAACGTTGTAGTCGTTCACCTTTTCGGGGATGTAGTTGTTAGAAATCATCGTTCTTTACCTCCTTGCCGTCAGCCGCCCAGCGCATCAGCCAGCGCGTCCGGGTCAAACTCGATCACATCGTCGATTTCCTCTGCCGGGGTGAACGGGGTCATGCTCTGGCGGAACACGATCTTGCCGTTCAGCAGGTCGGTGGTGGGGTTGTCTGCATCCAGGAATGCAATGCTGTATGCAGCGCAGATGCCGCGGGAAACAAAGCTGTTGCCGCGGATATTCTCACTGTCAACAATGCTCTCGATCAGGCGGCGGTTCATCACCTGCCCGATCTTCGGCGTGTAGGTCAGGATAAACGTGTTCGCCGCCCAGTTCATAAACCGGCGGATGTTGATCCAGCGGTCCTTGGGGTCGGTGTTGCCGGGGTAGGCGGCAGTGTTGGAACCCCAGCAGCGCCAGCCGTTCAGGTTCAGAAATGTGCCAACACCTGCGCCGTTCAGCACGTTGGCCTGCTCCTGGTCAAGATAGACCTCCGTGCCGTCGGCAAGGCACGCGGCGCTGATTGCAACAGCCTTGTTGTCCACGCTCATGTTGGGCACATCGTCGTTGCTGGCATCCTGATACGCCATCTCGGCGGCCACAATGGCGCTGCCGCTGTACACCTTCGTGCCAACCTTGGCGCACGGCCACACAGCGTAGCAGTTCGCGCCGTTCAGCCCGCTTGCTTCCTTTTTGGTCTTTACGTCGGTGTACACCTTGGCACCGCTCGTGCCGCTGTCCACGTCGCAAACGCAG